TGCTGTTAAGCAGAAGAATCACCTGTTCCAGCGAGCGCACCAGCTGGTTGAACTGCTCCGGGCTGTAGGCCGCCGAGGCGTTGGGCAGACGGACGTTATTGATCTTGCTCATCGCAGACCATCCGGTTGGATATCGACACGCAGCGTTCCGAAGCGCCAGAACGAATTCAGCTCGTCGTTCTCAATGCGCAGGGATATCTGTCGCCCACGGGCGCGGGTGTCCACCTTTTCAGTGGTCGGCGTGATGACATACGGGTCCAAGGAACTCGGGCTGGCAGTGGCCTGCGGATAGGGGCGCAACAACAGGCGTATGGTCAGGTCGCCTACCTGATTCTTGAAGTCGGGAATGAAGCGCTTCATGTACAGCATGTTGTCGCCATCCCCGATGTCAAAGTAGCCGGACACCAGATAGTTGGGCATCGATACGCCGTTGTCGTTCGTGCCAGACTCCTGCTGGTACACAATCGCCCGACCGGCAGTCAGTCCGTAGATGGTGCTGATCGTGCTCTGCGTTCCTTCCGGGTAGTACTTCGTGGCCACCGGCTTGGGGTACGCGCTCAGATCCACCCATGCCGTGCGGGCCATGGTGCCAATCGACCAGACGTTTTCGAGGTAATTGAAGCTCACATAACGGTCGATGTAGTCGCTGGTGAACGAGCAGTACCACCACGTCACCTCGTTGAACTGGCTGTTCAGACCCACATGAACCTTGGTCTTCTGCACCTGATTGAGGTCCTTGAACACGTAGTCCTGCACCGTACAGGAGAGCTTCTTGACGGTACCGTCGAACACGTAGAAGGCCTCGGTGCCCATCCAGAACGTCACGCCATTGACATCCACAGCCGCGTGGGGCCCGATACAGCCGCAGTTGGCGCCCAGCTGCTGGAAGCCGAAGGTGAACGGCGGCCCAAGGAACTGCTGGCCGTGCAGTGAGGTGTCGGTGAAGATCAGGATCTGGCCGCGCGAGCGCACTGCCGTGACGATCTGGTTGCCGTCCGTGAGCCGTTGACCGCCGGCCGTGTTGGTCGCGCTCTCGACGAACTGCGTGATGTCCTCCTGATTGGAGAACCGCACGAACATCGGATCCTGTGAGGACGGTGTGCCAATGACGGATTCCGTGCCGAAGCAGACAAGGTGCCTGTCAGGCGTGGAGACCAGCGCGTACTTGCTCTTGGTCGGAGCGCCCGAGAGCACCGTTGCGCGGGCCGATGTTCCTGCTGACAGGTCCCAGTAATACGCCGGGCCGTCTACCAGCTGGCAGACCACGTCCTCGCCGTAGTTGTCAAACTGCCAGACGCGGGACTCCAGTGCAGGGGTGGTGCCTGCGGTACGTGGCGTGCCCCATGTGCTCTGGCCCCATGTGCCGGTGCCCCAGCCGAAGTCGAAGTAGTTGACATCAGATCCGACGGAAATCTGGTAAGCGCCGATCACAGAGGCGCCGCCGTTGCCTGAATCACTGGCGTTGGCCGCCACAGGCGCCGTGATGGTGTACGCATTGGCGCTGACAATGGAGGTGATTTCGTACTCAGAGTTCAGGATGGCAGCGGTGATGTTGCCGCCCAGCGCTACTGCCCCACTGAAGGTAACAAAATCGCCCAACTCGGCCCCGTGGCCCGTGTCGGTCACCATGATGGTGGCCGAGCCGTCGGTCGCGGCAAAGGTGACTGCACCTGCCGTGGTAGTGTCCCGCAGTGGGGTGATGTCAAACCACAGGCTGCCCGTGGAAACGTAGAGCTTTTTGGTGGTGCCCACCATGACGTAGGGAATGCCAGACAGGCTCGTCCACGTAAACACCTCGCTGGGCATGCCCACGAGGTAGGTATCTTGGCCCTCGAAGCCTTCCCAGCCGCCTATTTTCTCAGGCAGGCCGTAACGGAAACGGATGTTGTCCCCGTCCGTGTAGCCGCCCTCGGCACCGTACTCAGTGTTTTGCTTGTCGATGCCCGGCTTGATGTTGAGGCGAAAATAGGCCATCGGTGATTAACCCTCGGATAAGAACAGCGCCCGTTCCGCTTCTCTGCGCCTTTCAAGTCCTCTTAAAACAACGCCATTTGACTTGCGCCACTTGAGAAACTCGTCTGCCGCGCCAGAGTAGTCCCCGCGATTGTACCTCATCCGCAAAGTTGACGCCTGAAGATTTCCTAGCCCCACATTGAACGCAAAGCTGACCAGCGCTGCAAAATGGCGGTCATTATCAGCAGAAGCAGGACATAATCGTAATATCCCAGCCTCAAAGCGATGTAAATCCTCCGCAAGAAGCGCATCAATTTCGTCAGCATCCCAGACCCTATTATGCTCAGGCTTGACTGGATAAGAGGCTCTTTCGTCGGCTTTAAGCCTTGCTTGCTCAGGGTAAAGAACATGGCCGTAACCTACCGTCCAAAGTTTCGCTGGGCATAAATAGGGGGTGTTATGGCACCCCTCAAACGCTTTTATCAAATCGCTCATTTCTTGGAGAAAGCCTGTGACCCGAACCAAAACGCGATAATCGCGGCCAATATGCTCATCTCATCGTCCGAAAAAACCTGATTCATTGCATCTGCAAACGCTACTCCGGTTGAATATGCGTACCAGATTCCCGCAACATCAACGGTAATCAAAAGGCCAACAAACAGATATGTGACCACGGGTCTCACACTGGCGCGAAGGTTGATCACCCAAGTGCTGGCCCCTTCGCCAATCTTCATGTCGTGCTTCCACATCGCCAACTTCTCTTGGGCTTGTGTCTGCATGGCAATCTGCTCGGTCTTAATTTCTTCGACTTTGGCCTGTGCAATATAACCCTCTTTCGCCAGAGCAATCTCGCGCTCACGCTGCATAGCCATCAATGCCAGCTCGTGTTTCTTGTCGCCACGGTCTTGGAAAAAGTCGAGAACCTTTGGCAGACCGCCGGAAGCGAAGCCCAGCAGCGTGGAAAGTAGGGTCATCATACTTACATCCTCATAATCACTATTGCAGCCACAATCGGTATCGCCACTATCAGCGCAATGAGCGCAATGGCGACGGCGTTCAATATCAGTTTCTTGATTTTCCTTGCTCGAGCATCAACTGCTCTTTTGCGGGCGTCACGAATACTGTTGCGGTCTTTAATCATGTCCCGATACGCATCTACCCCGAATCGGTAAACAATCATCTCTCTTAGCTCACGCTCTTGCTGCTCAATTTTCTTGCGACGCATCAGGTTCTCAATCGCTTCCTGCTCAACCGAAGACCTAGCAAACATCTTTTTAAAAAGAGGTGGGTCAGAAGCTTCTTCGTCGGCGGCTTTTACGTCAGCAATCGCACCGAACCACGTTCCCAGTTGCCCGCCCATGTCCTCCAGCTCACGGCCTACCTCGATGCCTTTTTTAAGGACATTGTATGCCGAGGTGGCAATCGCCATGGCCGAGACAGGATCGAGCATGGTTACTCACCATTGCCGTTGATCTTGTTCCACCCACCGAGCATAAGCAGGCCGAGAACGAAAATAGTCCCTGCCCTAGCAATGGTCTGCCAGATAGTTTTTTTAATGCCGCGCCAGTCGGTAATCAGTGAGCGAAGGTCACGAACATCCGTCCCAGCGTCATCATCGTGCAGCCCGACCTCTTTCAAAGCCGACTTCATTTCCTCGCGGACGATTTGACGTAAAGCGATCTCATCTATGTTCACGGGTCATCACCTCTACTGGCATTTCTACGACTGTTAACCGGCTTTTGAACGCCTTGGCGTGTATCTCCTTGGCGTGGTCAACCGTCGGCTTGCTGAAATTGATAATCCGGTAATCGTATCGCTTCGGTGGAACGAAGATTGAGTTGGTATCCTTGTATCGGCTGGAGGAAATTGTATCCATCCAGACCACGAAGTCAGCATCAAACGCCGCCCGAGTTTCTTCTGTCGGGCAGACAAAATCTGCTATCACCGCCTCGCCCCAGCGGGAGGACAGGTTACAAAGATGCCCCATCCTGCGAGCCTGCTCAATTCTGTCTTCAGGACTAAAACCAAGGTCTTTGTTGATGTTCTCACGAATGTCGTCGGCATTGAAATGGGTACAGCGCAGGCGCTCTGCCAGCACTCTTGCAAGAGTAGTTTTACCGCTACCCGGCAGGCCCATGATTAGTATTTTCACAGCGCGTCTAGTTCTTCGTGCGTGGTGATTGCAGCGAGTGCAGTTGTCTTGGTTTCAAACTCTACGCGGGCAGCGTCAACCACGGCAGCGTCGTACTGGGTAGTGGGGAACTCGTCTACCTCTTTACGCATCTCGTCGTTTACAACCTGCTGGAAGGCTGTTTTGTAGCGTGAGGCATACTGGCCCTTGCGCTCATCGACGCTGATCTCACGCACGCCCCAGACAATCTCTACGGGGTCTTTGGTCAGATCAAAGCTGTGTTCAGTGTACTGCTGACGGCTGGTCAGAACAGGGCGAACTTCAATGGCAGACTTCCAGCCAGACTCACCGGCAGGCGGCTGCGTGTCCCAGACCTGAGTTACTTCATTGTTTGCTATTTTGACAAATAAATTACTCATTTTACCCTCCTCAATACTTGCTTCTCGCTAAGACGTTCTTTAATGCGCTCAAACGGAGCCGTCCAGTCACCGAACACTTCTTGCCGCATGAGCTTCATGGTGTCGTAGTAGGGGCAGGTCTCTCCTTCAAGGGCGTACAGGAAGTACGGCATCACCGGAGTCACGACCCACGTCTCCACGCCCATCGCAGCCGACAAGTGGCTCACCGAAGTACACGCAGAGATCACCAAATCACACGATGCCGCAGCAGCGCGGGTATCTTCCCAGCTATTCAGCGGAACCTGCTTCACCCATGACGGGCAGAAGTCTGCACCCTCATCACGTTGCAGGGAAATGAACTCCGCATCTGCGTCCTTCACGGCATCAAACATCAGGTCATAGGGAAACTTCTTCTGGTGCTCGTTCTCGAACGCCATCTGCCCCTGCCAGCGCAGCCCTATGCGTTTCTTGCGGCCCCTGATTACTTTGGGCTTGGTCAGGTAAGGCTTACCACTCAAGTCGTTCAGTTCAAAGCCCAGAGGCACTACGGCGCTCATGCCCTGAACAAAGTAGTCGTGGTAGATACCGAACGAGGCTTCGTGCTGGATGACAGCGGAGACGCCCTCTACACCAACGAACAGGGATGCAAGAGGCCCAGTGCAGGACACAATGACTTTGCACCCACGATCTGCGATTGCTTTGGCGTACCTGACTTGATGTATCTGATCGCCAAGACCGCCTTCGAGGTAGAGCATAACGATGCCCTTGCTCTTGCCATCCCAAGGCGCGGTCGGTACATCAGGGCGCTTGTTGCCAAACACTCCCACGATGCGACCACGATCCATCAGCTGATAGCCTTTCTGCAGCTTGCCCTGACGGAGCATGTACCAGCCCCGGTTGTAGGCAGCTCGGTGGTTGTCAGGCTCGTCGGCTTCTAGTTTCTGGCACAGTCTCCAGCCCTCGGCAAAGTCGCCCATGCGGCTGGCGGCAAGTTGCAGATCAAGGTCGTGCAACTCAGGGACGGTGCGCGGGCGATCAAGCCAGAACTCAGGCTGGCAGAACATTGAATAGTGGTGCTTCAATAAATCCTTGGGGTTGTCGCTGTGCTGTTTTTGCAGGACGGGCTTGATGTCGTGCATGCCTTCGTAGCCGTGCAAGTTCTCGTCGTCCTCTTTTACCGAGGAGCCGTCGATGTTGCTGAAGTCATAGTCGAACGCGGGCAGGTCGAGGAACGTGTGAATCCGATCCAGCTGCGCCTTGGCGTCGGCAAGAAGGTCTTCGTACTCCACGAACAGGAAGCACTCGGGGTCGTACTCGTAGCCCTGCTGCAGTGAGATATAGGCGGCTTTCAGGTGATCCGCAAGCTGCCCGGAGTACATGAACTCTTCTAGGCTCTCAGGCTTGGCTACCCGCACGAAGGACGCCATGCAGTCAGGTACAGAGCGTACAGTGGCGATAATCTTGGGCTTGTGCCCCAGCACCTGCCCCATTGCT